TATTGTCATTGGACAAATGACATCAATAATATATAAAACCCCACAAGTTTGTGGGCGAATGGCGGAATTGGTAGACGCGCTGGTCTTAGGAAAGAACCACCCCACACACATACATTCACTTCTGCATATTCTTCTTCAATACCAACGTCTTTTTTTTAAACAATCAGTGTATGCACTAGTGAATAGTTTCTGCAACAAATGCAACAAAACTACTTCTTTGCTGTATTTTTATTGCAACAAGAACCACCAGTGCATGTACTTAACTTTAAGGATAAGAACACTATGAGTACATCAGAACAAAAGACTTTATTACAACAACAGCTTGAAGAATTAGTGAAGGTTGGAGTAGGTGGTAAATTTAGGAATGAAAATACAGAAGACTATATAGCTAAGATTGAAGAAGAAATAGCCTTCGAAGAAGCCATGATTAGAGGTGGGATTACTAGGTATCAAAAGCTGATTAAAAATGCAGTTGTTGATAGTCAAGAAAGCACAACTTTATATGGCATAGTATTACAGCAGAAATATATAACTGAATTATCTGCTTTAATTAATAATGAGGTCAAGACAATGACTTCAGGACAAGCAGGTAATAGGCAGACAGCTTTAAAGCTATTATGCCAATGTCTTCCAAAATCGGCATTTATAAACGAGGAGTTCACTACGAATAATCCTAATGTCTGGGACACTGTAAGCCTTATTGCATTGAAGAATGTGATAGATGGTATCTCTGCTGAAAGCACCCTGAATAAGTTAGCTATTAAAATAGGTACTGCTTTAATGTTGGAAGCTAAAATAACCATCTTTAAAGATGAGGAAAAAGATAAGTACAATCAAATAGCTAAAAGACTAACTGGTAAGAATATACCACAGAACGCTAACAGGTATCTCCATAAGCGTAAGGTTTGGACATACTGTATGAACAAGCACAATCTCCAGTTTGATGATTGGTCAAAAGAGAACCAACTACATCTTGGAGTTAAGATTGTTTCATATTGTGAAAAACTAGGTCTAGTAAAACATCAAAACAGAAAGTCCAATAAGATTAAGACTATTTGTTATGTGGAAGCTACACCTAAAATTATAGAGGAAATTAAGAACTTCAATATTAAGAATGAAGCTCTCTTTCCAAAATACTTACCTATGTTAATGCCACCGAGAGAATGGGAGAACCCATTTGTTGGTGGATATTATGGAAAGAAACATAATTACAAACAGCAGTCAGCTAAAGAAATCAGTCAATCAATTAATAAGGAGAATAAATAATGCACTACAATTTAGTAAAAGCGTCAAATAGAAGATACTTAGAAGAACTAAAAAACCTAACAAAAGAAATGCCAGTCGTTTACCAGTCGGTAAATATCATGCAACATACTGAGTGGGTAATTAATAAACCTGTATATGAGGTTATTAAAAAATGTATGGATAATGATTTTCCATTAGGAAAGTTACCAGTCAATCCACACACAATAGAGTTACCAATTAAACCTGTAGATATTTCTACAAATAAAGAAGCTCTAGTTAAATGGAAAAGAGAAGCGTCTAAAGTTTATTCAGGTAGAGCCAAACAAAACTCTAAGTTTATTCAGGTAAGACAAATCATGGAAGAAGCAGGTATGCTTTTAGAGAAAAAAGGTTTCTTCTATCCATATCAATTAGACTTTAGAAGTCGTGTATATCCTAAACCTGCAATGTTAAGTCCCCAGTCTGCAGATTATTCTAGAGCTTTATTAACTTTTAAATTCGGAAAAAGAATTGGAGATAATTTTGAAACTATTGCAATAGCAGGTGCAGGATTATTTGGAGAAGTTGATAAAGACGAACTACCTGTAAGAGTTGGTTGGATAAAAGATAACATGGAAAGAATTATTGAGTGTGCAACCAGACCATTAGAATACACTTGGTGGGCAGATGCAGATAAACCTTTTTGTTTCCTTGCATTTTGTTATGAAATGAAAGCCTATAGTGATAGCAATTTTGATAGTAGTTTTATAACAACGCTACCTATTCAAGCTGACTGTAGTAATTCTGGCCTACAACACTATTCAGCAATGATGCGTGATGAAGTAGGTGGTCAGGCCACAAACTTATTACCAAGTAATAAACCTAATGATGTTTATAATTTGGTAGCAATTAAAGTTACTGAAAAACTAAAAGCTATAAGTGAAATAGGACATCACCCAAGTGATAAACCTAAACAACCAGTTAATGTTTTATACAACAAAGAACTAGCTGATAAATGGTTAACTTATGGAATAGATAGAAAAATCTGTAAGAAGCCAGTTATGTGCTTACCTTATTCATTAACAAGGTATTCGTGCAGACAATATCTAGAAGACCATGTAGTTAAAGAGTTAGCAGAAAGAGGTACTCTACATGAGTTTGGAGAAGACCTATTTAAAGCTACTGCTTACTTAACACCTATAGTTTGGGAAGCTATAAATGATGTTGTTGTTAAAGCTAGAGAGATAATGGAATATTTAAAAACCATTGCTAGACTAGTTGCATCAGAAAACTTACCTGTATGTTGGACTACACCATTAGGTTTTCCAGTTCAGATGCTTTGTTATAAAAAAGAAAGCAAAAGAGTTAAAACTAAAATGGGAGATAGCATAGTTAAATTGTCTATAGCTTCTGAAACAGATGTGATTGACAAAAGACGAGTGGCTCAATCTTGCTGTCCAAATCTGATTCACAGTTTAGACAGTTCTGTACTTTTACTAGGAGTTGCTAAAGCAAAAGAAGCAGGTGTTGATAACTTTAGTATGATACATGATAGTTTTGGGTGTACTGCACCTGAAAATAAAATAATGGCAAATGCAGTTCGTGAAGCATTTTGTGAAATATATAGTAATGATATTTTATTAAATTGGTCAAATGAAATGAAAGCTATGTTGTCTGAAAAGAACCTAAAGAAATTTCCTAAAATGCCAATTAAAGGAAACCTTGATTTAGAAGAAGTCAAGAAATCTGTATTCTTTTGCATATAGATTTGTTTTATTTATATGTATGCACTACTGCATATTAAGTTCCCCTTATAGCTAACTGAACAGCAGTTAGTAATCAACACATAAGGAGATAAATATGAGTGATACAATAACAACAAAGGTTAGTGTTGCTTCGGAAGCAATTTACCCACACCTTGTAAAACCAGATGTTCGATTTAGTGAACTTGGAGAATACAAGGTAACTTTAAAGGTTAGCAAATCAGACGCTACAGAAATGGTTCAAGGAGTGAACCAAGCTATATTAGACAGTCTTGCTAAAGCTGAAAAAGATACAAAAGGTAAAAAAGTTAAAGAAGCACCTAAGCCTTATACTGAAGAAGGCGATTTCGTTTTCTTCAAATTTAAAATGAAAGCGTCAGGTGTTAATAGAAAAACACAAGAGAAGTTCTCTCAAAGACCTACGCTTTTTGATGCTAAGAAAAATCCTATATCTGCTGACACAGCTATATGGGGTGGTTCGATTATGAAAGTAGCTTATCAAGAAATTCCTTACTACACACCAATGTTAGGTGCAGGAGTAAGCTTACGATTGAAAGCTGTCCAAGTTATCAAACTAGTTCAAGGCAAATCAGACAACAGCATCTTCAACGAAGAAGATGGTTTTGAAACCAAACCCAACAGTGAAAGTGAGAACTCTAATGTTCAATCATCAGAAGTACAAGAGGGTTCGGATTTCTAAAACTGTTGAATTAAAAAGTGGTTTAGAGGAAGTAATTTATAACTACCTGAAAGACAATAAAGTGCATTTTGTCTATGAAGGTATGAAGATTAAGTTTGAATTACCTACGCAGAAAAAATCATATACCCCAGACTTCCCAATAAACGATAGGTTTATTGTGGAAGCGAAGGGTGCTTTTAATTCAGCAGATAGAAAGAAGCACAAACTCATACGAGAACAACACCCAGAATTAGATATTAGATTTATCTTTTCAAATTCAAATACAAAAATTGGAAAGAAATCTTTAACTACTTATGGAAAGTGGTGTGAACTATTTAAGTTTAAATACCACTGTATTCAATCAACCAAGACACCATTCCCAGAAGAATGGCTTAACGAAATAAAGGCAAAGAAAAATGGCACGAGATAACACAACATACATAGTCATTCACTGTAGTCAAACTAGACCATCTCAAAAAGATGTAGATGCTAGAATGATAGATAGATGGCACAGAGAAAGAGGGTGGCTAAAGATTGGCTATGGTGGAGTAATTAAAAGAGATGGAACTTACGAACAAGGTAGAGAAGACAATGCAATTCAAGCTCATGTCAAAGGATATAATCATACAAGTTTTGGATTATGTTTAGTTGGTGGTGCAAGTGAAGAAGATTTGCAAGTTCCTGAAGATAATTTTACAGCAGAGCAATGGCAAACTTTATATGACCAATTAAAAAGATTAGTTAAATTATACCCTGACGCAAGAATTGTTGGACATTACGATTTAGATAAACAAAAGACTTGTCCTAACTTTGATGTGCAAGATTATTTATTGCATGAAGATATTCCTAATTACAAATTTCAAGACGCACTAACAGATGATGCTGATTTAAGAGAAATGGAACTTCAAGATGAAGAACCAAATTAGACCTGATGAGAAATTCATTCGTCATGCACCTTGTAATAATTGTAGTAGCAAAAATAATTTAGCCATCTACGAATTTCATTCATACTGTTTTGGTTGTCAGCAATGGACATCACTTAATGGAGAACAACAAACTCAAACAACACAAAGGAGAGAAGTGCTAGATTTAATAGAAGGTACTGTAAACGCATTACCTAAAAGACAAATAAATTCTGAAACATGCAAAAAATTTAATTATGAGACTGGAATATATAATGGCAGGGATTGCCATATATCTAATTACTACGACAAACAGTATAATTTGGTAGCACAACACATTCGTTTTGCTGACAAATCATTTAAGTGGTTAGGCGATACAGACAAAATTAGTTTGTTTGGTCAGAACCTATGGCGTGATGGTGGTAAGTCTGTAATTATTACTGAAGGAGAAATTGATGCTATGTCAGTTTCACAAGTTCAAGGTAATAAATATCCAGTAGTATCAGTTCCATCAGGAGCTAGTTCAGCAAAGAAATACATTAAAAGAGAATTGGAATGGTTAAGTAAATTTGAAAAAGTTATACTTATGTTTGATAATGATGAAGCAGGTACAAAGGCTTCAATAGAATGTGCAAACATCTTACCAGTTAAGAGAGCATATATTTCTAAATTACCTATGAAAGATGCTAATGAATTATTAGTATCAAATCAAGGTTCTAAAATTATTGATAGTATGTGGGAAGCTAAAGCCTACACACCACAAGGTATTATTGAAGGTTCAGCTACAAGAGAATTAATATTAAATGATACAGATGTAGAAAGTATTCCTTATCATTGGAATGGCTTAAATGAAAAGTTAAGTGGAATAAGAAGTGGAGAAATAAATTTATTATGTGCAGGTTCAGGCACAGGTAAATCTCAAGTTTGTAAAGAACTTGCTTACAACTTAATTAAAAATAATCACAAAGTTGGCTACATAGGTTTAGAGGAAAGTGTAACTAGAAGTATGCAAGGAATTATTTCTATACCTTTAAATAAATTATTACACAAACCAGATATTAGAAAAACAATATCTAACGAAGAAATCAATAGAGTAATGGATAAGATTGAAAACAATGTTTGTTTCTTCCATCATTTAGGTTCAGCAACACCTGATGAAGTAATGAATAGAATACGTTACATGGTCAAAGGTTTAGATTGCAAGGTTATATTTATAGACCACATCTCAATAATGATTTCTGGATTAGATACAGATAACGAAAGAAGATTGATTGATTTAACAATGACACAATTAAGAAATTTATGTGTAGAGCTTAATTGCACATTATTTATTGTTTCACATTTAAAACGACCAGATACTAATTTTGGTCATGAAGAAGGAAGTCAAACTTCTTTATCACATTTAAGAGGTTCACATTCTTTAGCACAATTATCAGATGCAGTAATAGGTTTTGAAAGAAACCAACAACATGCAACTGATAGTAACATAATGACTGTTAGAGTATTAAAGAATAGATATTCAGGAGATACAGGAGTTGCTACTACATTA